GCTGTCTCGAAGATGTACTTGTTATTCTGCATAACTCGAACAAGAGAGAGAAGGTACTTACGCACCACAAAACACCACTCACCAGGCCCTCCTGAAAACACTCTTGTAGCTTTGGACTCAATTTTGCTAAATTTAATTGGTTCATCTTTAAGATGACCAATAAATATTGGCATATAACGAGTCCCCTGCTCGTAAGTGTTGATAATACCATCAACCCGTTCATAGAATTTATCGTGGAAGACCACATAGTCATCCCACACATCATGTTTTCCCACATAGGTCAAGTAGTGAAACTTCTTTTCACGATATGGAAAACCCATCGATGTCCGACGATTCATTTTATCAATGAATTTTGTGCCGGGATATCCATTAAGAGTGGTATCATTATCCAAAAGAATAACTTCCTTAAGTTGATCGCTAGGTAAGCGGTCAAGGATGTCTTTGGAGAATGATTCAATACACTCATCTAAGAGGGATTGACGGACATTAAAGACCTGATCGGCAACATCCATTGCTGCACGTCGCCATGGTGCCCAGCCTTTCATGACTGGTGGACCCGTGGAAATAGTGTAACCACGTTTAGTGCACTCATCTGCAATAAAAGTCTTTGTGACCTTCGAACGATGTGCAGCTCTAAAACCAGGTAAAGAGCCATAAACATTGGCTACACCAGTTTCCATGTAACGGAATACACTTTTCCGATGTAGAGGTTGCAACTGAATAGGAGCACCCTTCTTATCGGTTAAATCTGGAGCACCAGACTGGACGAAAGTAATTTTCAAAAACTCAACTGCAATTTCAGCAATTTCTCTTGTAAGAGATACAGCCGATATCTTGCGTGAAGTTCCTCCAGTTTGGTGTAATCCAAGTATGGTTGGTCCAGATGGGGCAAAGCCTAACACAGCTGATCCACACATTCCTTTCTCTGTATCTTGATCTACAGTAGCACTCCACGATGGAAAACTTCTTTCTAGTTCATATACATAAGAATTAGGATTGTATGTTATAGCACGTAAAGCATTTGTTGAATCTAAACCCTCCTCATTCCGTCCACATAAGACTCCATTACAGATGGTTCTAAAAGATTCACCTGGCAGGAGTCCGAGTAGATTCTTACGGGGTGGCGCACAGCCTATGCGAAAAAATGCTAGGTCACGATCTGGA